GAAAGGCATAGGAATGTCCATTCTTACGATTACGAAGAATCACTCTGTCACCAATACCACGAGTACCCATATGTGATTCATCGCTCCAAGGTCTCTTAACAAGAGAATTCATTTTACTGCATTGTGCTTCTCCATCAGTAAGAACAATACAGTGAACTTTCTGAAGTTTGTTCTGCTGTTTGAACTGAGGAATAATTGCATCAAGACATACTAGTGCTTCATTCAAAGGAGTTCCTGATAATCCAAGAGCATAAGGATAACTGTAATGTACATCATAGAAATTATGAGAGAATCCAGAAGCAATACGGAAAATTAATTTCATCTGTTCATTAAGTTCAGCAGTTCTTACTTTACTAGTGAACAAGTTGAGCATACTAAACTCTTCAGGAATATTGAATTGATTTGTTTTTACCTCATCGACATTCAACTTATTCTTGACTTCTTCCATAGTACGAGTTCTGAGTTTGTACTCATTAGTAAAGGCATAAACATCAAAAGGAATTTGACATTTCTTACAGAACCAAAGGAGATTGTACATCTGCTTCAAAGTTTCTAGTAATTGAGATGCCATAGAACCAGACCAATCAACTACAAATATCAATCCATGATTCTTACCATCTGGAAGTACTGTTACTTTTTTGAACACGTCTTCATTAAATCTGTAAGTGTGTAATAAAGCTGTATCGAGCACACCAGTACGACTAGTAGAAGCACGGGCATATGCGTCAGCAGATTTCTTACACTCGAATTCTTTGACAAGATAACTTACCTCCTTTTGTGCAGACTTTTTAAACTTTGCAAAATCCTCATCTACATCTGAGAAAAGTTTTGCTCCTAGACTAGGGTTAGACTCACTAATACGTCTTGTTTCTTCTGTCCAGTAATCATTTATTGTATTGTATATCTCTTCGTTAGAAATTACAACATTATCAATATTGATTTTAGGTAACTCCATATAGATAGGAGATCTGGTGTCCTGTACGTTGTTAAGTTCTGAGACATTCTTATTAAAGATATCATCAGTTCTTACTTCTTGCTCACCATAGAAACCACCACTCTTCTCACTCTTGGTTACTTTAGATTCAGATTCTGACTTCTCTGCATCTGGATCTTGTTTCTTTGATTCAACTTCTAGTTGATCAGGTTGATCTTCAGAATTAGGTTGATCATCAGATGATTCTGTAGGAGTAGATCCTCCTTCAAACTCTTCACCTTTATCAGGAGTAGGTAAATCCTGTAACATCTTTTGCTTTCTTTCGTTCTCTTCTTTTACATACTGGAAGATTTCATCAGCAACTTTAAGTGCATCATCAAAAGTTTCTGCGTCACGTACTTTCTCAACGAATGGTTTTTCTTCTTTACTGAAAGGAAGAGTAACAAAGTTACCAACCTTGAAATATAGATTGATACGGTCAATAAAAGTGTAAGTACTTAAGTCATCTTCTTTAAGTTCAAAAAAGTCTTGCTTATGAAGTGACTTGTAACCATTGAAGAATGTTTTAGTAAGACCTGCATATCTTCTCTTCATTAACTTCTCAACACGGGCATCCTCAGTGATGTTTACATAAGACTGTGGAAGATTTGGATAGGTTCTCTTCCACTCTTCTTGTGGAGTGTATAGAGCATGTCCAACCTCATGAGATACTAGTAGATCATATACAATATCTTCTGCCTTTTCCCAGAGTGGTAAAACAAGGGTACGAGTTTCAACGTTGAATGATGCAGTTTCTACTGCACGGTTTTCTACAATAAGGTTTTCTGTTGCTAGGAGTCTTGCAAGATGTCCCTTAACTTCATTAAATGCGTACATAGTTTTCGTTTCGTATATACCTATAATAACGAGAAAACCGCCCCTTAGGACGGTTTAGTAGACACTTTGTCAACTGGTTGCGTCTCTTCCTTGCTTGACGCAATGCCTGTGGTTTCAGGTGTCGTTTCTTTTCTTTCTTGGAGTGGTGTTGCCAGTTTGGAAGTTTCATTATAGTAGGTGACTGAATCCCTTGATCTTTTCAAATTTAATTGTTGCTGAAAATTTGTCAAGTAGTTCAGTTTTGTGTGAGATGATGAAAATGTTTGCTCCTTTAAGAACGTATCTAATGATTTTCATAAACTCATCTGTACCGAAAGTATCCAGTGAACTGTCAAACACCTCGTCCATGATTAGTAGATTTGTGTTAGTTGAGTTTTTAAATCGTGCTACCTCCCTCCATGTAAAAAGTAGTGCTAAGTCGATTCGCATTTTCTCACCTTCAGAAAATGAAGCGTATGAAAAGTCCTCATGGATGGGAGACTTTACGCTCTCGTTAAATTCCTCGTCAAGGGTGAAATTGATGTAAAAGTCCATCATCTGTAGATACCTATTGATCTGCTGATTAATAAGTGGCAGATACTTTTTGATGATCTTTGTTTTTACACCACCATCCTTAAGAAGGGAATACACGAAGTCATAATCACGTTCTTTAGTTTTTTGTTCTGTTATTTGATTGTAAGAAGACTCTAGATCTTGCTTAAAAGTTTCTAATTTCTCATGTTCAGAATTTTTGTTCTGTAAGTTACTGGTAATAGTTTGAATTTCGTTTCCCAGATTCTTGGATTGTTTATGAATCCCAGATATTCTAATATTATTGTTAGAAATTTCATGTGTGAGTCTAGTTACCTCCTTTGATAGTTCATTAAACTGACGCTCTCTGTCTTCTTCCGTTTTTATGGTTTCCAGTAGATCATCAAGACCATTGGATAACTCATCTAGTTTAGTTTGAGCATCAACAATTCTATTTAATCTAAACTCTTCTTCTATATCCTGAGTACAGGTGGGACAAACCGTATTTTCTTTGAAGAACTGGAGGTCAGTGGTTGCGGTTGATACTTTATTAGATACCCGACCTTTCAGAGTACCTAGCTTCTTGAGGTTCGTTGTTGCATTTGATACATCTGTCATCTTGTTAGAAATTGTTAACAATTCTTTATTTTTAACCTCATTACTTTCTAACAACTCCTCATTCTCAACGACTAATTCCTTAAGAGTATTCTTCTTTTTCTTAATTCTTTCTTGTCCCTGTTCCTCAAGTTCCTTGATAAAGTTTTTCTGCATAGAGATTTTATCAGTAAGATTCTCTTTCTTAAGATCAAGGACTTTAACATTTTCTCTAATACCTCTCAGTTTAGTTTTAACCACTTCATTCATTGAAGAAAAGATTTTAATGTCAAGGATATCTTCAATGACTTCCCTACGTCCTGGTGCATTCAATTGCATAAAAGGAACGAAAGAACTACTACCTAGAATGACTATCTGAGTAAAAGACTTAAAGTTAAGTTTTAAAATATTTTGTTCCAGATACTTTTGTTGATCTACTGCGTTTGCAAGTTGATCTAAACATTTACCGTTCTGGTGTATCTCAAAGACAGAAGGTTTCATTCCCCTTCTGACAAGGTACTCTCTACTTCCAATAGAAAACTCAACCTCAACCATACAATCTTTTTCATTAATTGTATTAACTAATTGAGATTTATAGATCTTTCTGAATGGTTTATTAAAGAGACCAAAACAAAGTGCATCCAAAACAGTGGACTTACCTGCACCATTTGTACCAACAATTAAAGTGGTATCACTTTTTTGAAAATTTATTTCAGTAAATTGATTTCCAGTAGAGAGAAAGTTTTTCCATTTAATCTTTTGAAACGTTATCATAATGAGAGGGAAGGATCACAATGTCATTGGGTGATATAATAGTGTACTTGTAACCATGATGCTCACAAGCTTTTATAGCAGGTTCTTCGTCTATTTCAATTGGTTCTACTTCGGTATCTGCAAAGTCATTTAACATTATAGCATATCTTTGTGCGTCGTCAACCTCTTCAAAAAGAAATAATACTTTCTTTCCTGATTTATCGAAGACACAATAAGCCCCGTTATCGACGGCGGTTTCTTCTTGGTTGACCAAAAGGAACATTTAAGCTATTTCGCATGCTTCATTATATATCTCATTAATAAGTTTCTTAAGGTTAGACTTATCAAAATCACCTTCAGACTCTTCGATATACTTACTAAGAATAGAAATAGTATTTTCAGATTCTTCAATCTGGATGTTCTCGGCATCTATCATCTCAAAGTTTTCAACAACCTTAAGATCATAAACATTTACTGAGAGCAGTTTGTCGATAAACTTTTCAAAGTCCTTTTCACTACTCTTCTTTCTAACAATAACTTTAACAATTTTATTTTGATATTTGCTAAAGTTAAAAGTTTGTCTAGGGGTATCTTCGTAATAGATGTGTTTGTATATTGAAAAAGGATTATTGATAGCAGTAGTTTCTAGGGTATCTAGATCTAGTATATGGAAACCACGAGCATCATTTACGTCATTCCAATAGATCTCGTAAGGGTTGCCTAGGTAGTAGACAGTTCCATTATTTGATCTTGTATGAAAATGTCCAGAGAATACTTTATCAAACTTGTTAAGAATGTCAACTTCTATACTACCATGCTCCATAACAACATGATGATTAACCTTAAATCCTTTGAGTTCAAGGTGTCCCATTGCAACTTTGGATGATGTATTCTTAATACATTCTAAACTTTCTTTTTCATTTTCCTTATTAATCCAAGGTAAGAATAAGATATCACGACCACCAATACTTACTTCTTGGGGATTTGGATAAATTTTTACATTGTCATACTCTCTTAAAAATAATCCGACACTTGTTAAGTTGTTTGTATTTTTATAATAGGCAGTATGATTACCAACAATCGTATGTACTTCAATTCCCATCTCAGCAAGACGATCATAATAATGTTTCTTTGCCCAATCAAGTGCCCAGAAATCAATACCACGGCGATTGTCAAAGGTATCGCCCATGTCAATGAGTGTTGTAATCTTAAGTTTCTCTAGTGTTGGGAAGAAAACTTCATTATAAAAATCCAGCAAATAATTATGAAAAGTTTGAGAACTCTTACGAGCACCAAAGTGTTGATCAGTAATTACCGCTACTCTCATTTTAAATAATCCTCAATACTATCTTGAGCACCCCAAAGTTCATCTGTACCATAAGAATTAAAATCAGCAAATTTCCACTTCCCAAGAATATCTTTAGTGGGAGTGTCTAGACCATGAGATAATTGTAACAAATCATGGCATGCAAAGCAACCCAATGCAAGTCTTTCAATGTCTTTAGGATTTTCTTTTTCGATATCTTCAATATCATCTTCAGAACACTGTTTTGCTTTTAAGAACTCTCTTGCTCTTTCTGAAACATCATTCCAGAATGGAGTATCAAAAGCAGATCCCATTTGATAATGATATGCTAAACCTTCTAACCATTCCTTTTCAGAAGAGATAACAGCTTCATTTGCTAATTGTTTAGAACAATCATCATTTACATAGTCAACCAAGATTGAAGTAATTTGTTCTGTATGAAGACCAGAAAGACTTTGCAGAGGTTCCATGAATCCTGCAGCATTTCCATTTCTAGCATAAACACCATTATCATCAATTAAAAAAGATGCAAACCTAGGTTTCCAAGTAATGTATCTTGCCATAGAGACATCTTCATTTGGAATCAATTTTTGTAATCCTTCTCTTGCTTCTTCTTCTGTGGTAAATTTACTACTAAAAGTATATCCCCAAGTTTGACGATCTCTCAAAGGAATACCAAACATCCACCCATGTTCATGAGCAAAGTGAACAGTATGATTCCATTTACCAGGTTTCATTCTCCTGTAAATAACTGCTGAATCAACAGTAGGGATCTCAGAATCTATGTACTCATCTTTATATAATAAAGGTTCATAACCACTACAATCAACAACAAAATTATAATTACGTCCATTGACAACACATCCACTAGGTAAAGATTCAATAGTTTCTACTTTTTCAGGAACAACTTTAATATTAGTTCCTTGGACGTTTTCTATATTTTTTAATGTAAACTCACTTAAAGCACTTGTATCCATATGAAGACCATATTGACCACACCCAAAATCATGTACAAATTTATGATTTTTCTTTCCCCAATTAAAAAACTTGACTCCATGTTTAATA